ACTGCCTGATTACTATGGCTGGCGAGGAGGAATCGACGACGTCAGAATCTACGGACGCGCTCTATCTCCCAGCGAGGTGTTGACGCTCTATAACCAAGCATCGAACGTGCGGTTACCGCCGGTGGTCATCTCGGGAATGAAGTGCAAGGAATCGAGCTTCCTGGGCCACGATACCAGAGCGATGACCTGCGCGATGACCTCACAGAATACCGCCTGGCGCGGAAGCCTGCAGGTCAAGCTCGAGCATGCGGATCCCAATATCATCCAGCCGCCCCTGAACTACTCGTGGCCTGTCCTGATGCAGCGTGACGGCAAGTACGCAGTGACGGGTGTGGCCGTCTACGACAAGCCGGGCACGAAGCCGCGGGTGATGGGTGCGGACTTCTATGGAGACAGAGCAGCCGCGGAGTGGTATTCGCATACCGAACCGAGAGCGGTGCTGGTGCAGTCGCTCGATTCGCCCTGCCCTTCGCAGACACCGTGCGCCTCCGGCCTGTATCCTCCTCCGCTGGTAGTCACCGAGATGCGATGCGAGGCGGCCCCGATGGACTCGGCGACACAATCGGTGACCTGCGGAATAGCCGCGAACCAGAACGTGTACAGCGGGACACTACGTATCACGTACAACGACGGGACGAACGAAGACCAGCGGGTCACGCTCGAGCAGCCTACGATTGACGGGGCGTTGACGTACTGGGGTGTGACAGCCGTGGCAGCGAACAGCTCGCAGCCGATCGATCAGGTATCGTTCGGGGCCGAGTCGCCTATCGCGAACTGGACACCGGAATCGATCACGCCGTATCCGCCGTCACCGGCACCGGAACGGCTGTATGGCAGCTTTCACCGCTGGTTGTGCCAGGTGTTCGGGTGGTTCTGCAAGTGACGTTTCTCCTAATTGCTAACGTTCAAGCATAAGTACTGGTTAGACTTACGCTACCTTTCGCGAACGTGAGAATGACGCTGCGGGTCCAATGAAGTAATGAGCGATGTGCTGGTTCGCGCAGCCAAGCGATGCCTGAGACGTGTGTTGAAAGCGGAATGGTGCGAGGAGCACGACTACTTCGTGGCCACGCTCGAATGCGGGCATGTGATGCACGGGCCGGAAGAGTTCCTGAAGTCCCCTCTGTTCTGCCTGATCTGTATGCGGGAGAAGACGTTCGGGGTTAGCGCAGAAAGAGGTTAAAGAGTATGGTCCAGATCAGGATCAAACTAGTGATGCTGCTGAACGTCAGCCAGTATAACTTCGTGGGAATACCCGCATAACGAATCAAGCACCCGATGACGGTTCCCATCGAAACAATGAAGCCAATCATGAGCCAATCAATCGTGTAGAGCATTCAGAGCCTCTCTCCAAGAGAGCGCAAAACCGATGATCTGATTGTGTCCCGTGTTGATACGGAAGTACTCCCAATACCCAGGCCTATATTTGCTCTTCTGAATCCGCCATTTGGGCATGAGGCCGAGATCTCGAAAACACCGCGGGCAGTACCAGAGGTCAGCGCCTGACACACGCTTTACTGTGTGTGATCTGACGCCGCACCGTGGACACTCCATACCACAGAGACTAGCTCACAGAGAGAGCCTGCTCAAAGAATTAGCCCGCTGCGACCGGGAGATAGCAGAAGCGGAAGCCACGCTGCGTAGCGGCTACCCAGATATCGATGGATGTTTGCTGTGGCTGTATGACTGGCGGGTTGAACGCAAACTGATCGAGGCAGAGATGAATATGGCACTAACGAAAACGGCAGTGACGGACGACGTCGTATCCCGCAAGGCAGGCAGGAAGAAGCCGGGGGACAAGGTCAGCACGGTGATGCACGAGTTCAACACGGGCGATCTGAAAAGCAGTAGCGGACAACCTATAACGTCTCGCAAGCAGGCCGTCGCGGTCGGTCTGTCAGAGGCACGTCGGGCTAAGAAGGCGTGTGACTGCGCGGACAAGGCGAAGTGCAACTGCTGAGGGTTAGCGATACATCGATCCTGATCCCGTAATCTTCTCTATGGCGATCTTAGCGCCTAGTCGTAGACAAACAATCCCTATCACTACTCCGCTGATCATCGACCCAACAAGACAGGCGGAATGATTGGCAATATAATCCAGCACCCCACACAATTCTAATGGCATACAAGAAGACGAAGGACGAGGACGATTTCCTCTCCACGGCACGGGAGCGCTTCAAGCTAAGCGCGGAGTCGGAGAACAAGCTGCGCGATCTCCAACTCAGCGATCTCCGCTTCTATTCCGGAGAGCAATGGCCGGATAACGTCAAGCGCCAGAGAGAGATGGACAAGCGCCCGTGCCTCACGTTGAACCGCATGCCGCAATTCGTCCATCAGGTCACGAACGAAATCAGACAGAACAAGCCCGCGCCGAACGTCTCTCCGGTCGACGATACAGGGGACAAAGAGACAGCGGAGATCTTCCAGGGCATCATCCGCCACATCGAACGCCAGTCGAAAGCCGATACCGCAAGATCGTACGCAGCCTTCTATGCCGTAGTGTGCGGACGAGGCTACTATCGCATCCTTGCCGATTACGCGGACCCGATGAGTTTCGACCAGGAACTCTACATCAAGCGCATCAAGAACCCGGCAACGGTGTACATGGACCCAGCCTGCCAGGAACCGGATTACAGCGATGCGCGGTATTGCTTCATCGTCGAAGATTTAACTGAGGACGAGTTCAAAGCGCAGTTTCCCGACAAGGATATGTATAGCGCGGAAGACTTCCGCAGCCTGGGAGACGACGCCCCATTCTGGCGATTCGAGAAAGGCGTGCGAATCGCGGAGTACTTCAGCCGCGAGTTGGTTCCTACTCCAATCGCGAAGCTCGCCGACGGCACCGAACTCCCGCTCGAGCAAGTCCCGCCGGGAGCCAACGTGATCCATCAGCGCGTCTCGAATATCCCGTTGGTGAAGTGGTGCAAGATCGACGGCTGTCAAATACTCGAGGAAGCGGACTGGCCGGGGCAATGGATACCCGTCATTGCGGCACTCGGAGAAGAATACGACGTCGACGGCGAGACGGAACTGGCTGGCATGGTGAGGAACGCCAAAGACCCGCAGAGGATGTTGAATTACTGGGAAAGCTGCAAGACCGAGACGATTGCACTCGCTCCGAGAGCGCCGTACATGGTGGCCGAAGGTCAGACCGAGAACCACGAACAGGAGTGGGCGCAGGCGAATACCCGCAACTATCCGTACCTGATCTATAAGCCGAAAGCCGTAGGACAGGAGCTGGTCCCGCCTCCGCAACGCCAGGTCTACGAGCCTCCGGTGCAAGCCATCACCGCGGCCGAGATGGTTGCTGTAGATCACCTGAAAGCTGCAACCGGCATCTACGACGCAAGCCTCGGCAACCGATCCAACGAGACATCCGGCATCGGCATACACCAGCGCAAAGTGCAAGGCGAAGTATCCAATTATCACTTCGTCGACAATTTAGCCACCGCGATCACGCATGAGGGCCGCATCTTAGTCGACCTCATTCCGAAGATCTACGACCGGCCCGGCCGCGTGGTTCGCATCATCGGCGAGGACGGCACCGAGAAGAGCGTACCCGTCAACGCACGGTTTCAGAAGAGGGATAACGGATCACTCATCCTCGATGAGATGCAATTCGATCCGCAGCAGATCACTAAGTTCTACGACCTCAGTGCAGGCCGGTACGACGTAGCAGTATCGGTCGGCCCATCGTACGCAACCAAGCGCCAGGAGAGCGCCGAGAGCATGATGCAGTTCGCTCAGGTGGCTCCGGAGCTGGTGCCGCGGTATGCGGACCTGCTGGTCACCGCGATGGACTGGCCGGGAGCCGATGCGATTGCAGACCGCATCCGTCCGCCCGATATCCCGAAAGAGGGCGAACCGCCGATCCCGCCGCAAGCGCAAGCCGCTATGCAGCAGATGCAGATGCAGACACAGGAATTGCAGGCGCGGTTGCAGCAGGCCGAGCAGATCATCAACACGCAGAAGCTGCAGATCGATTCCGCGGAACGGATGCAGATGCGCGATATCGAATCGAAACAGATGCTTGCTGAGATGAAGGCACAGACGGACATCATGCGGGACGCCGGCAAGATCCATAGCGATGTGTTGCAGACCGATCAAAAAGTTGAGTCGCAGGAATCGATAGCGCAGTTGAATGCGGAAACGAAGATCACTGCTGAACAGATGAAGTTGGGAGCTAAGAAAGAGCAACAACAGAAGCCGCCGAATGGATCGTTTGGGGGAGGGGACTAAAGCGGGCTTAACCTACCCGCGATGACAGGCGCGACCCTGAAGACTCAGCCTGCGCTAAGGAAACGCACAGCAGAGATTAAGAGCGTGGGAGCGTATTCACGTATGCCTGCCACTGTCTCGCAAGTGAGGCTATCTGCTCGTCATGCGAGGCCACACTAGCAGCCACTGTCTCGACAACTCCCGCGAGACGATCGATGTTCTCCCTTGCCGCCAGCAAGCCGTTGGTCAATTGTGTTATGGCCTTGTTGTTCTCGGCGATCGTTTTGTTGATCTCAGCCATCGCTTTGTTGTGCTCAGCAATAGCTAACGTGTTTGCCGTGACGATGGGCGTCAGTTCTTTAGTGGTCAATTGAAGTTCCTTATATCGGATAGCATCCGACTCCTTCCATCGTAACAACCTAAGCCCTACATATCTATAGCCCAAAGGTACCCATGTCCCTTGTAGTATCCAGCACCACAGACAGCCAGGAAGCCGTCAACGCAGCCGCCGGCATCGAAACGGAAGCGCCGGCAGAGCAGCCTTCGCTTCAGCGCGAGGAGCAGGCAGTCAAAGCGCCAGCACCGGCCAAGCCCGCGGAGCCTGACGAAGCGGAAGAAGAAACCGAAGAAGAAGGCGACGGCGAAGAGAAGGAAGGCGACGAAGAGCCGGCCAAGCCGAAACGCACCGGCGGCTTCCAGCGCAAGATCGAACGGCTCGTCAGAGAGAACGAGTACTTATCGCGCCGCTTCCACGAGCTCGCCTATCAACAACGCCAGCAGCCCCCGCAGTCCCCGGCAGGACAAGCGGCCTTAGCGCAACGCGATTTCGCGCAGGCCGCCTTAGCGCAGCCCGAAGGACGTCCCCGGCAGGACCAGTTCGATTCCTACGACGAGTATCTCGACAAGCTGACCGACTGGAAGCTCGAGGCACGGCTACAGCAGGAGCATACGGCGCAGCAGCAGCGGCAACAGGCCGCGCAGCAGCAGGAACGACTAACTGGCTGGCAACAACGTGTTGGCCAATTTAAATCGGAAGCACCGGACTTTGAAGACGTACTCGAGTCCGTAGACCACATCAACCTCACACCCGTTTTGCAGCAGGCGATTATGGCGGATGCACTCGGACCGAAGCTGGCCTATGAGCTGGCACGGAAACCGGAGGACTTCGCACGTATCGCGAGTCTCGATCCCGTTGGCGCGTTAACCGCGCTGGGCGAATTCAAGGCGAGATTAGAACCTGCAAAAACGGCAGCTCCGCAGCAGCATACAAACGGCAACGGAGTGAAGCCGGTCAGCCGCGCACCCAACCCGATAAGGCCTGTCGGGCAGGGCGCCGGCGCGACCTCTACCGTTCCCCCGGATCAGATGCCGTTAGGCGACTACATCCGGTGGCGGGAACGGTCACTCAAAGCAGCGCGGGGAAAACGTTAACTCCTAAGCCAGCGCATTCGCGCTGAGACACCAAGGACATCCCATTGGCTACCAATAACCTGTTAACGATCAGTATGGTGACGCGTGAAGCAGCACGTATACTGACCAACAATTTGTGTTTCACAAAGCAGATCAATCGAGAGTAAACATACATGCTCCCTCAGCGAGCAATCGCTGAGTGCACAACGCCGTGAATTCGGTGAACGCCTAAAGACTGCGAATAAGTACTAGTTCGTAACTTTGCGAATGGGTACTTCTTGTCCATTGTGGTTCGCTAAACAGCCTGCCACGCTGGTATTTGCAGCCCATGGTAACGCCGAGCCAAGACCTGAAAACTTGCAAACTCTGTGGTGAGACGAAGTCGATTACTGAGTTTTACCAGAGGTATCGTTCTAAACGAACGGGGTTAAAAAGTATCTCGTGTGAATGCAAGTCATGCACAATAGACCGCACCAGAACGCGCTATTACGGTCCTACGTATGCCGAGATCAAGGATCGCGAGAACGCTAAAAATCGGTCGAGGCGTCAGATTGTCAAAGCAATCGTGTTTTCCAAATACTGTGAAACTACTGACCCTCGATGTGCATGTTGCGGAGAAAAGGAATTAATCTTCCTGACTCTGGATCACATCAATAATGATGGTGCAGAGCATCGAAGAGAGATCCACGGAAGGCAGACTGCTGCAGGCTATCAGACCTATCGTTGGCTGATGCGCAATGGTTTTCCTCCGGGCTTCCAAGTTCTATGCGCCAACTGTAATCATGGCAAGCGCATGAACGGAGGCACCTGTCCGCATCAGGTAAGGTCTAACGACTATCCCATGACGGGAGTAGAGCCAAACGGCTCGAAGCGCGGCGAGCCCCTCGTGGGCTATGAAATAGTCTCCTCCGTTGCGAAAGTAACGGCAGCGACCAGACTCCTTAGGGATTTGAGGGAAGTGCTTAAAAAGCACAAGGCTCTTGAATTACACGAGGAACTGGAAGCGGAGTTCGAGCTAGTGACTCAACTCGAAGATTAAGGATAGCGATCAATTCGCCAGATCAGGCGCAAAGATCGGATCTGTTTTAAACATCAGAAAACCACCAAAGTACATCGGACGCACGGGGCGCGTGTGTGCAATTGAAGACACCGTTGAGACGAGCGTACCGCTGGCATTAACCACGCAGTTCGGCGTTGACTTGCAGTTCACCAGTGCCGAATTAGCGTTGAGCATCGATGACTTCTCGAATCGCATCTTGAAACCGGCAGTCGCTGTAGTCGCGAACAAGATTGATTTCGACATGATGTCGCTGTATCAGACAGTGCCCAATGTAGTCGGCACGGCCGGCGTGGTTCCGAATACGCTACTCACCTATCTGATGGCGGGCGTAGCTTTGGATGACAACATGGCTCCCAGAGACAATCAGAGGGCCGTCGTCGTAAATCCAATTCAGCAAGCCACCATCGTCGACGCGCTGAAGGGCTTGTTTCAAAGCGCGGATCAGATCGAAGACCAATATGAAAAGGGCACGATGGGGATCACGGGCGGATTCAAGTGGTGCATGGACCAAAATACGCGAGTCCATACCGCAGGTGCCTACGGCGGCGCTCCTATCGTAGCCGGCGGTTCACAGGTAGGCTCCACGCTCAACGTGTCGGGCTTCACCGCGGCCGCAGCGCCTCGCCTGAAGAAGGGCGATATGTTCACCCTCACAGGCGTGAACGCGGTGAACGGTCAGAACCGTCAGGATCTGGGCTATCTGCGCACCTTCACCGTAACCTCGGACGTAAGCTCCGATGCCGGCGGTTTGGCAGCGGTGCCGATCTATCCGCCCATCACGCCAACCGGCGCAAGCCAGACCGTGACCGCCAGCCCAGCAGCGGGCGCACCGCTCACCATGACGTTCGTCGCCAACTCGAAGACAGCGCAAGCCATGGCATTCCACAAGGATGCGTTCACGTTCGCGACGGCCGATTTGCCGTTACCGGATGGCGTCGACATGGCATCCCGCGTCAGCGATTCGCAGTTAGGCGTATCGGTTCGCATGATTCGTCAATATCAAATCTGCGACGATGTTTGGCCAACTAGATTGGACGTTTTATACGGTTTTGCAGCGGTTTACCCAGAGTTGGCCTGCCGCATAATCAGCTAAGGAGAGACTATTATGGCACAAGAATTCGACGGCACATTAACGCTCGATCAGACCGGATTCGCGTACAGCACGTCAGCCGGGCCGTTTCAGGCGCAGCCCTGGCCCCGCTATGCCTACCACGCTACGGAAGCGCCACGCATCGTCAGCAGCAAAGAAGAATTCCAAACCCTCGAACCTGACGGCTGGACCCTTCAATACCAGCACAAGGATTACCCGAAGATGATGTTCGCCCCCAACGGCGACACGGCGGTAGTCAACAACCCCGAAGAGGAAACGGCACAAGCAAGCGCCGAAGGCGGCCCGTGGGCCGATGCGCCGCACGGCTCGACTGATCCGCAGTCAAGTATCACCCGGCACAGCAACTTCACCTTGCAAGAGAAAGCGGACGCGATCCGGGACAGCCGGCGGCTATCGCTCGATTACGTTCAGTTGAATCAGTCCCTCGACTGCCACGCCGATAACGCCCCGATGCGGGCTATCAACCCGCAGGACGTGCCGCGGCCGCAGTTCAAGCCGGTCGAGACACCGGAGCAGATCGAGAAACGGCGCGAACGGGAAGATGAAGAACGCCGGCAACGTGGCGAACACGTCGAGCACACCAGTACTAAAGCGAAGAACGACAAGAAAAACGATAAATAATCGGTTAGAGCACGCGAAGGAGGCATAGACGGACTATGGCAGTCACCGTTCAACAATTCATAGAATCGACCCTGCGTCTCATCCGCGTGCTCGACTCTGGAGAGCAGCCAACCGCGACCGAATCGGATAACGCGCTCACCGCTCTGAACCAGATGATCGGGAACTGGTCGGCGGCGGGCGTTCCGATCTACCAGGAGAGCAAGGATACGATTGCGCTTACCGGCGCGTCGGTATACCCGCTGTCCTTCCGTCCCATGAGGATCACCGCCGCACAGGTTAGCTACTCGGGCATCACCTTCCCGGTGGCAATCGTTCCTTCGCAACAGTGGATACTCCCCAAGGACCGCACCGCTACCTCGAAGTTCGCCAAGGAACTCTACTACGACGGGACCTTCCCAACGGGAAATGTGTACCTCTGGCCAATTGTGCAAGCCGGATCGTCGCTCGAGTTGTTCTCGCTGAAACCCTTGGCGCAGTTCGCTAGTTTGGGCGATGTCATCAACCTGCCGGCGGGCTATGAGCAGGCTTTGCGGTATGGTCTGGCTGGCGTATTGGCGCCGGAATATGGCTCGGCCTTACCCGCTGAATACCAGCAGCAGGCAGCGCAGGCTACCTCCGCGATAGCCGCTATGAATACCGCCACGCTCGGGCAGGGCGCGGCGCCGTCCGCAGTGCCCGCAGCCTCTTAACGCCTACGCGCAATCAGCGTGCTCCGCTCTTCCCAGACCCCGTCCGGTTCAAAGAAGGCTGTGGACTTCGTAATAGCTTCGATCTCAAAGCCCATGTTCTCGAGCACTCTTTTATACATCCCTCGCGATCCGATCCACCAGGTGAAGTCGCTAACCGGATCGGTCATCGGTATCGCCGCCTGCAGCAGGATCTCGTCACTGTCGAGGATAGGCGTGAACGCGATAACAAGCCGTTCCCTGGTTACGGTGGCAATGCTGGCCAGTGCGGAAACCGGGTCGCTGATGTGTTCGAGAATGGCCCCCGCAATCGTGACATCGAATCCATCGGGGAACATCTGCCGTAACTGAAAGATATCGCCGTAACGCGCCTCGGCTTTCGAGCCCAGGCAATCATGGGCGACACGCCACGCGGCTTTCAGCCCGGCCAGCCAACTGCCATCGTTTTCCTCTACCCAGCGAGGCCAGTCCTTCCAGAAGAGGTTCTCTCGAAACGGAAGCCGGTACATTCTCGCGGTGGTGTCGGCATCGAAGGAAGTGACCTTCAAAGCGCCGGCGCGTTCTGCTTCGAAGCTCAGGAAGCCTGACGCTGTACCGACATCGAGCACGGACTTATTGCGGAGATCGATGCCGCCGACGTATTGCGGAAACTCCTCGATATGCCACTCCCCCCGCACCAGCCCGATTTCCGGCAGCGTCATCGTGTGGTAGAAGTAACAACCTGCTAGCGCGGGCATTGTATCCATCTGGCCGATTGTATCCCCTGTAGAAAAGAGAGAGGCGTATTGTATATGGCAGCTACCAACAGTTGTGTCGAGTTAATGAAGGGGACCCTCGTCCTTCCCGTGCCGCGCTATCCGGCAAGCGTAGTAACCGACGCCGCGCTAAAGATTGCCGCCAATCAGGTGGAGACTACGCTTATCGGGCGGGTGAGTTCGGCAGACTGGCTCTTCCGGGTATCGGACACCTCGCGCCTGGTGGTGGACATGCTGCTCACGATCGACAGCGAGATTGTGAGCGTAGCGACCATCGACACCACCTCGAACATTATCACGGTCACCCGCGGATTCGATGGAACGATCCCGTCGTCTCACAATGCCGGGAGCGCACTCCGCGCGTTCATCGACGCATGGCACCACAACGCGCTGGCCGCGGAGGTGAAGGCGATTGAAGCGGCACTCGGCCCCAATTTATCGAATATTCCCGGGTCGAGTTCGGGCGCTGCCTCGATTATTTCGACGGCCTACAACTTCCCGGCGCAAAGCCCCGGCGGCAACCTCATCGTCGGCAACAACGTGATTACGCTGGCGCCGGTCCCGAGAGGCATCAACGGAACGAACACCAACCACTATCTCTATGTCAGCGGGGGGACCGGAACGGCGGAAGCGGTACTCATTACCGGCGGGACGGCGGTATCGGGCGCGCCATCGGGAACCCTGATCATCAATTGCGCGAGCGCGCACAGCGGAGCCTGGACGATCCGGAGCGCAACGGCCGGAGTGCAGGAAGCCGTCTCGACGCTGATCCCTTCGGGCGGGGGGATGGTGGTCGTTCCCGCCGGCACCCATAACTTCTACGGGCCGTTCACGGCTCCCCCCGTTCCGACGCTACTGGTTGGAGCGGGTGCCGGAACCCTGATCACAGTGAACCAGAAGACCGGATTCGTATTCGCGTTCGAGGGCGGTGCGGTGGATTCTGGAATTACCCAGCTACAGATGCGAACGGCGGACGGCACTCCGCAAAATGTGATCGCCATCAAAGTCGGCGGCAACGGCAGTTTCCTCGCCCAGCGGCTCACGATGGCCGGATTTGCTGAGTATTTCCACATCAACGGCCCGTCTCAACTGAACTACATCGACGGCAACGTAATGCTGGACCCGTTCAGTCCCGCCAAAGCTATTTATTTCCCGGGCGTGGTGCCGACCGGGAATACCGTCATTTCCAATAACACGATTGCCTGCGGGGTCATCGGGGAGTTTCAGATGGCAATCGGCACCGACGGAAACGCCGGCGTCAGCGGCATCTGGATCATGAACAACAACATCTTCCAGTGCGATTTCGGGATTTACGCGGCGGGCACATGCGGACAAATCTTTTCCCTCCACAACGCCTACCAAAGCTGCGGGCAGATTGGGGTGGCCTTTATCCCTGCGGCAGTGGACCGTTTCCAGCGGGCGATTGTCTGTATCGGCGACAACTTCGAGACGGGCCAGGGGGTAGGAATCCAGATCGGCGGCGGGCCGGGAGGCAGCGTGGACTCGGTGGCGCTGGTTAACTGCAATGTCAATCTCGGCGCGAAAGCCGGGATTATACTTGCGCCGGGCGCGGTCAATACCACCGTGAACAACTGCATCGCGGCTGATAACTCGCAAATCATCCCCGGCGGCTACCCTGGCCTGCGGGTTCTGGCTGGAACGTCGAAATGGCAGGTGGTCGGCGGGGTTTACGGGCCGGCGGAAGGGAGCCCGACGACGGTTAACTCGCAATCGTACGGTATCGAGGTGCAAGCGGGCGCATCGGATTACTACTCGATCACCGGGGCCTTTATCCCGATGAATACCACCGGGACGCTGTTTGACGGCGGGACGGGCGTTCATAAGGTGATCGCCAATAACCTCGGGGTCGATACGCAGGCATTCCTGACAGTTGCCAGCGCTACGACGGTAGCGCTTCCGGCGAACGATTCTAATATTCTTTACGTGTCCGGCACTACGTCGATCGCGACGATTACGGGTGGTTGGATCGGCAGGAGAATCACGTTCATCAAGTCCGACGGGGGCACTCTCATAGTGGGCGCCGGTGGGAACGTCCTGTCATCGCGCTCCATAATTCAAGGAAATACGCTCACCCTGGTGTTTGACGGAGCTAACTGGTGGGCTTGATAGCTCGCTTTAGCGCATCCTCGCTTTAGCGCATCCTCGCTTTAGCGCAAGCTCTACCCGGAAATAAACATTTATGGCACTCTGGAACTCCTCTATCTGGAACTCGACCGAGTGGGGCGGCAGCTCGTCCTCCGGTGGAGGGATGCGTCCCGTAACCGCGGGACGTCTGATCTACGACGCGTATCGCGCCCTCGGTGTCTTGCGTCCCGGCCAGCTCACCAGTCCGGAAGGGCACGAAGATGCTTTCGGCCTGCTCAATGACATGGTCGATTCGTGGAATACCGAATCGCTCATGATCCCGTCGTTGCAGCGAAGTGTCTATCCTCTGACCGCCGGCGTGGGCTCGTACACGCTGGGACCGGGCGGCTCACTGAGCGGGGATAGGCCGCAGCGGGTGATGAGCGCAGCGTTAGTCGCATGTGATTGCGGGTGCGGTTGCGCGGACGGCAACTGCCGGCAGTTGGTCTTGCGCTCCGGGTGGCTGGACTGCGGCTGCAATTGCGGCATCCATATCGACCGGGCGTTTCCGAACGCGAACGTTCGCATTAATCCCGCGCCGTCCGACGGGCAGTCGCTGGCCTTGCAGTCCTGGCAGACGCTTTCAGGCTTTGCGGATCTCGATTCGCAGTACGGCTTCCCTCCCGGCTATGCGTTGGCATTACGTTGGGGACTCGCGCTGCAGCTCGCGCCGGCGGCTCTCATCATGATGAAAATCCCGCAGAACCTGCTGCAAGTGATAGAACAACGCGCTATCGACGCCAAGGCTGCGGTTAAGTCGTTCAACTCCAGCCCGATCCCCGAGATGGATAGCGGGTTCGGCGGCTGCGGCTACGATATCTGCTCTGACAGCTATTGCTAAATTGCGCTGAAGCGAAGAAACGCCATGTCTAACTGCGTACCGATTCCCGGACCTCCGGGGCCCCCCGGACCGACTGGGATTCCTGGGCCTATCGGGCCTATCGGACCCTCCGGCGGACCGATTGGACCGCAGGGGCCGAAGGGCGATACCGGAGCCACTGGAGCTACTGGAGCCACTGGAGCCACCGGCCCCGCGGGACCGCAGGGAAGCCCCGGACCCACAGGCACAACCGGAGCCACCGGAAGCCCGGGACCGGCGGGAAACACCGGCACGCAGGGCGTCCCGGGACCTACCGGACCGGCTGGAATCGCGGGACCTGCGGGACCGGCAGGGCAGGGAATTCAGCTCAAGGGCAGCGTCCCCACGTTCGCGAGTTTACCGGCATCGGCCGCGCAAGGCGACTCCTGGACCACCACCGATACGGGGCTTCTGTGGGTCTGGAATACCGGCACCGGCTGGGCGAACGCGGGCCAGATCCAGGGACCGGCAGGACCGCAGGGGAGCCCCGGATTGCAGGGTGTCCAGGGACCGGCCGGCGGCTTGGGGCCAGACGATAGAGTTTCACCATTGAGGGCACTAGAGTTTCACCATTGAAAAGTCATTCAATCCGAAGGGTTTCCCACAAACCGACGAGCGGTCCGAGAGTCCACTGGAGGCCGGCGGGGCCACCCGTCACGATGAAGGGCTCTATCCCCACGCTCGCCGAGTTGCCAACCACAGGGGAACCCGGCGATGTGTGGTATGTCGAAGCCAACGGCAACCAGTACACCTGGGGCGATGCGGACGTCTCGCAGCAGATCGCTGCCGACATGACGGGTACGCATGAAGGTATCCCGCATGGTGTGCCCGTAGACTACGAATGGCGGACCGCTCCATTTATAGTCATGGGGAATAACCCCGATGGAGCGACGGCTTGCAATCACTGGCTGAACGTCTACGCCGATACGACCAATGTCCACCCTGCCAACACCCGGGTACAGCTCCGCAACTGTCAGGTGTGGTGGAAGCGTGCATCGACGGGTGTGTGGACGCGGGGAGTTCTCAGCAGCGCGCCTGAAGTCGAAGCGTATGCGGAGGATTACGTCTCCGGTGGGCCGTTCACCGCAGATCAGCGTACCGAGACGGACGGGAGCATCAGCGTCAAGCCCGCCACCGGACAGAATGTACACGGCTTTACGCCGTTCCCGCGAGTGCCGATCAGTGCAACCGATATGGGCGGTATTGTGTCGGTGCTCGATGCCCGTCTCATCATGGCGAACACGGGGGGCACCGATGACCGTGCTTCGGCGCGGTATCTGGTCGAAGCGGGCGCGGATTATTACCCCGCGACCACGGGGCCGGGAATCGAAAATAACCCCGGCGTCGGCGGCGGCAAGTTCAAGTACGTTACGAATAACTGGCGTTCGTATTGCTTCAGCACGCTGAGCGCTGAAGAGCTTGAGGCGAATCCGCCGGCCATCACCTTAGCCACGGGCGGCACAGGCTGGATGGATGCAGGGCATATCCAAGGTCCCGCAGGCACTACCGGCCCGGCGGGGGCAGCAGGGTCCGCGGGGGCTGCTGGTGTGACGGCGCCGTTTCGCATGGGCTACGGCTGGACCGTCGTGGGTGCGGTGACCGCGGTGACGCTGCCGTCCCAGTTCGTACCGCTCAAAGCAGGTCAGTCAGCTTCTCTGGTCGGGCTGCGGTCGAAGCTTGCTTCCGGCACCAGCGTGGTTGCCCAGGTGCGGCGGAACGGGTCGAACCTCGGCAGCACGATCACGATCACATCGACCGCGGCGACCACTACGTTTAACCAGGCACTGACAGCGGATGATGACCTCGGCATCGTGCTTACCTCGCCCACCGGGTCGCCCACCAGTCTCGGCTTGACGATGTACCTGGAGCTCACACCGGGCGCGCCGGCCAGCGGCTTTACGACGGATGCGGCAATGTGCGGCTACTGGTATATGGAAGAGGCAACGGCCGCTACCAGAAACGATGGCAGTGCGAAGCTGAACCACTTAACGCAAACGAACGGTGTAGTGCAGAGCGCGACGAAGAAGCAGGGATCGTTCTCGGCAAGCTTTGCCAAGGCCTCTTCGATGAAGCTGGCGCGCACTGACGCCAATCTGTCAGCGGGTTTTCCAGGGAAGAGCGGAAGCGCGGCCCAGGACATGACGATGGGTTGCTGGGTGCAGATGGCAACCGTGGCTTCGAACATGTGGGCGATGGGTAAGGGCGAAAATTATGTTCTCTACTTCAACCCCACAAACAACAAGTTCCATGCGGAGTTATACGACGGCGGGACGTATAAGTCAGCGATCTCAAACGCGACACACAACCAGACGGCTACCTGGAAACACATTGTGCTTCGCTTCATGGGCACAACCACTAAGGAAATAGCCCTGTTCATGGATGGGGTGAAGCAATCGACGCCGCAAACAGCAGCAAGCGGTGTGCTTACTTCCGCTAACGATTTCTGTATCGGCTCGGCTTGGTACGGCGGAACTTATTGGGATGGATTGATAGACGAGGCGTGGATCTTCAACCGGGCGTTGTCCGATGCCGAGATCCTGACTATTTTTACTTCGGGGCTGACATAAGCCATGCCCATATCGCCTTTTAATCTCTGCGGTGGAACCGAGATCACCCGCGACTCGCTATGGTCCGCATCTCGGGTTTGCAATTGGTTCCCAATCGTAGACACCAGCGGCACCGCGCAGTCAAAAGTCGAACTCGCGCCGATTCCCGGCCTGCAAGTATTCACCACGTTGACCAACCCGCCGATACGCGGATTGTGGGCGGGGGATAACCGCTTATTTGCGGTAGCGCAAGGCGGCCTGTTTGAGATCTTTTCAAGCGGTGCAGCCACGGCGGTAACCGGTGGCGTCCTCAGCGCAGCAACGCCAGTGCAGTTTGCGGGCAACGGCCAGAGCCTGCTGATCGCGAGCGGCGATCAGATCTGGTTTGCAACCGGCGGCGTCAGTCACAAAACGTACGACGGGGCTTACTCGGTTGTCTACTTGGATGGGTATTACATCATCCTCCATGTGGACGGCCAGACCATTCAGATCTCGACCGATGGCTTGACCTGGGACCCGATCGATGTAGCGCAATCGCAGACCCAGATTGACCGCAAGGTACGTCTCGAGGCGCATGAGGGGCACCTGTGGATCTTCGGTCAACGCTCGATTAGTGTCTGGTACGACAGTGGGAACGCCGATTTCCCCTTCGCGCCGATCGACGGAGCCATGATCGATCAGGGCACGATGGCCCCGTGGAGTGTGACCCGAATCGACAGAAAGTTGTATTGGCTCGGGATGGACGAGCACGGCTATGGACGCGTCTTTAGGACCGAAGGCTACACGCCGGTCCCGATCAGTAATCAGGCGATCGAATACCTGATTAAGGGCTACCTGGACTTGGGAACGGACCAGTGCATCACGGGTTCGGGATACACCGAGAACGGGCATACGTTCTATGTGCTGAGCTTCCCGAAGGCGAAAGCGTGCCTGGTTTATAACCTCTCGACCAACATGTGGCACGAACGCGCAAGATGGAACGCCGATCACTGGGAACACTGGCGAGGCGCATCCTTCCATGCGTTCTGCTTCGGTAAACATATCGTTGCGAGGACTTCCGAAGCTCCGTTCCCGGATGGCGATCACACCAAGATCTACGAGCAAGGCCTGCACATCTACGGCGACGACGGGAACCGCATTCGGCGTTATCGGGCCGCACCTTATACGCAGGCGGACCAGCAGTGGCTCTTTCATCATTACCTGCGGCTACTGACCTCAGGAAGCAGTGCGGTGACGATGCGGTATCTCTACGACGACAACACAACGTGGTCGAACGAACGGACAGTCGCACCGTTCAAACACGAGATCAAGTACCGAAGGCTGGGCAGGGCGCGGGACCGGATGTACGAGCTGTACTTGCTTGACTCCTTGACGGGAGCGCAGGGGATTATCGAAGGCTATCTGCACCTGGCCGATCCCCCGCAGAATCCCGCTACAATCGCACGGTAGCTAAATCGTTAGCTAACCATCTTAGGCTTTGCGCTGAAGCGAATAAACGAATGAGACGATTCGGCGGGATGACCCGCAGCGAGCGCTTTGCGGCGTCGACGGAACAGGTGTCCCCGCTCCCGATCCCGCTCCCGCTTCAGAACGAAGTGGTAGACGAGCGGCGACTGCTGACCGTGCCTTGGGTGTCCCTGTTCCAGTGGATTCTTAATATCGGCACCCGGACGTTTCTCACCGGAACGCACGCGGACCGCATCGACGAGAAGAACGACCCCGCACAGTTCCGCCCCGGCACCTGGTTCTGGGAGACAGACCGCACCGTGCTGTATCAAGTGCGGATCGTCCCGGTTGTGCCGGCCACAGTGCCGCCCACGGTAGCGCCGCAGTGGGTCTACGTCCTCGGGACGATGAAAGCTGCGAAAACATTAAGACCTGCGGACCTCGGCACGTACGACGCAGGCTTCCAGTTCGCGGCTACCGACACCGGGCAGCTTTACCTCTGGAACGGAACGGCCTGGGTCGACATCACGGCCTATCCGGTTACCCGCTATGGCACACATGCCCAGCGCCTGGCGTATGCAACGGCCACTCTGACGGACGGGGCGTTGTGGTGCGAGACAGACCGCGGCAACGTGCTCTACCAGCTCCAGAACGGTGTCTGGTGGTACATAGCGGGGACGATGTTCGGGACGCTATCCCCCGATCAACGGCCCACGGATCTCGGGGTGCGTGATGCGGGGTTCGACTTCCGCTCGACCGTCCCCCCACCCCAGGAGTTTCTGTGGTCGCAGACGGCCTGGGTCGAGGTGTCTTCGGCATCCGGCGACGTCCAGCACGTCAACAGCACGGCGTCTTTAACGCTGACGGCTACGGCGGCCGCCGTTCCCGGCACGACGATCACGCTCGCCCGGGCCGGCCGTTATCTGATCAGCGGCAACTTTACTTTTGTAGTGTTTGGCACCGGGGACTTCAACGTTGGCTTGCGCGGGGATATGGCGGCGAATGGAGTGGCGCAGCCCGGCCAGGTACTGCTTACCTGCCCCACCGCGAACACGTATATCGCCACGTCGCAGATGTGGGTCTACCAGGCGCCCGCCGCCGGCCACACCGTACTGCTGCGGGCCTGGAAAGACGCGGGCGCCACCGGAACGAGCCAGGCGCTGGGGGGATTTACCTCGATCACCGCTCTCTGGGTAAGTCCGTAATTCGCTGTCTTCGCTTTAGCGCGGTACTTAACGTATTACTACAACTGTAGTAGGAGAACAACATTATGGCAGATCCGGTAACGATGGCCCTTATGGCCGGCGGTTCGTTGGTCAAAGGGATCGGTTCGATCTTCGCGGGACGGGCACAGAAGGCCGCCGCAAAGAAGGCCGGCGGCATCCTGCAACAGGGCTACGGCAACGAAGCGGCCAACGCGCTGCTGATGCCGGAGACGGTCAACCCCGGAATCAGCGATGCCTACCAGAAAGCGCAGGGGTATGTCGGGGACGTCTATAACCGTTCAGGCGATGACCTGATCGGGGCGGGACGGACAGCGAACGAATACCTGAATCCGTACATCGACGCCGGCGGCAATGCGCTGACGACTCTGAGCAGCCTTGCGCAGGCCCCGGAAGAGCGCTTCACGGGGCAGGGGCTCGAGATGGACCCCGGATACGCCTTTCGTCAGGCGGAAGGGCTGAAGGCCCTCGAGCGCAGCGCGGCCAGTAGAGGCATTGGACAAACGGGAGGGACATTAAAAGCCCTCACACGGTACGGGCAGGATATGGCCTCGCAGGAATACCAGAATGCGTTTCAGCGAAGCCTCGACGCCTTCAAAACGAACCAGGCCGGAAGGCAGCAGCGATTCTCCAATCTCAGCGGGTTGATGCAGACCGGCTACGGCGCATCGGGAGCCGCTGGCCAGAACCTCATCGGTGCCCAGCAGACCGCGGGCGGATGGCGCAACACAGCGGCACAACTCCAGGGCGGGTACGGCATCGACTCGGCAACCCAGCAGGCCAACAACGCGATGAAGTACGGCGACATGGCGCGCAACTTGAGACTCGGCGGGGTGCAGTCGGAAGCAAACAGCATCCTCGGTGTCGGGCAGGCAACCGCAGATATGTGGAGTGGAGGAGCGAACGCAATCGGCGGTGGGATGCAGATGGCCGGCGCGATGGGCGGATGGGGCGGCCGCGGCACTACTCCTGGGTCTTACCCCAACCTGCCCGGCGGCCAAGGCGGATATAACTATCCGGCCGACTGGTATACATACGCCCCAAGGCCTCAGCGCTAAAGCGAGGAATAAATGGACCCATCAGTACTTCTCAAACAACGCTCCGTCCGATGGGATGATCCCTTAGACGACTACTCGAAGCTCCAGACCCTGCGCCAGATGATGGACCAGAGACGCATCCGGGAGCAGCAATATCAATTGCAGCAACAAGCGATGCAGGAGCACGTCCGTAAAGCACAGTATGAGCAGGAAGACCGCCAGCGGGCGATGACTATACGCGAGTTGTTCGCGAAGAATCCCAATCCCTCCTTCCAGGACATTGCCGCTGTTGATCCCGCGACCGCCATCAAGCTCGATACAGATCGCAGGCTGATGCAGAGCGCAGCGAGCCAACAGGCGAAGGCTGCCCTGGACCTTCAAGGGGAACGCGCTAAGCGGGAAGCGAACACGTACGCGGCCGTCACCGCCTTGCCACAGGATCAGCAGCAGGATTGGTGGGATACGAACGTGGGAGGCGGTCTACCGGTAGACCGTCCACCCTCCGCACTTGAAGAGCAGGCGAAGTACGCAGAAGCCTACGGAGGAGAGGCTCTGCAGAAACGCCGGGATGCCCAGGAGAAGGCTATTCGGGAAAACGCTCTATACGCAATCGATATCCCTAAACATATAGCGGAAGCCAAAACGGCTCAGGATAAAGCAGAAGGCAAGGAACCGCCCACTGGCAATCTTGCGTACTTCACAAAGACCTGGTATCCCAACTGGCTCGATACTAACAAGCTTCCGAAAACCGCAACGAATGAGATAGCCGCATACAAAGAGTTTCAGACCCTTGGTCAGCGTAGCGATGTGTTATCGCCGGAAGCAGAAGCACAAAAGATCCGGATGTCACAGGCAGGCAAGTCCGCCGCTGACACTTCCGGCTTGGTCGATGCAGTCATTCAGAATCCAGCCCTCTACGACAACCTGACACCGACAGCCAAAACGGCTATTGGTCCGAAGTTGGTGGAACGTGGATTTACCGGCTTCGGGAAGCCGCTCTCGGAAGGTGCGATTACCAAACTGTCAGAGTCGCGGTCCGCGATCGCCTCTCTCAAGGATCTGCGTGAGGTAGTTAAAGCCAACGAGCAGTACATCGGCCCCATCGCGGGATTTGCGGCTTTGAATCCCTACCATCCCGCCCGCAAAGCACAGGCCGATATTGACCGCGTCCGTCAGCGTGTGGGTAAAGCTCTCGAGGGGGGCGTGCTTCGGAAAGAGGACGAGGAGAAGTATAAGAAGATCCTCGCTACCTTGCAGGACGATCCCAAGACCGCAATTTACAAGATTGATCGGTTAGGCGAAGATCTCGCCCGCGATATCGAGATCTTCAGCAACGAGCAGAAGGCAGCAGGACGCCGCGTGGAATCGTCCGCGCAGCCGGCGCAATCTTCCAGTGTTCCCAAGGTGGGCGAGAGCTTCAACGGCAAGAAGGTGACCAAGGTAACGAAGGTCCAGTAACTATGCCAAAGGAAAAGTACCGCATCGAGACAGACGACGGCTCGGTCTACGAGATCGAAACGGACGATGCTCAGTCGCAACAACCCGCAGCAGTAGCCGCAGCGCCGCAACAGCAGTCATACCCGGAGATGGCTGGGCAATTCGCCACTGACGCACTCCAAGGGCTGAAGGCAGGCGCACTCTCGACGATCTACCACGGGGGCGACCTCGTACGCCGCGGAACGGAAGCGGTGGTGGGTCCGGAATGGGCCGCCAGACTTGGCATGGAGAACAAACTCGACAAGCCAGAGGTGCGTTCAGTTATCACTCCGCCCGAAAGCACCGCAGGACAACTCGGCTACGGTGCGGAGAAGATGGGCGAGTTCTTCATACCTGCGGGTGCAGTCGGTAAGGCGGCAAAGGCAGTCGAAGGAGCAACCGCTGGGATGCGTGGCGCTGGGGCTCTCAACTTAGCAGCACGCGCAGGACTCGAAGGAGCTGCAGCCGGTGGCGTGGCTGGTGTGCAGACGGGCGGCGATCCCAACGCCATGCGGGAAGCGGCCCTGACTGCAGGTGGCGTGACCGCAGGACTGGGCGCAGTAGGAATGGCAGCTAGGCCTGTGGCGGATTTGCTGAAGCGCTCTGCCTTGACGCAATACGGCCGCGTGCTTAATCCGACAAAGCAGGCAACGAAGTATCTATCGCAGACTCAAGTCGCACCGGGGTTGCTGGAACGCGGCGTGATGGCCGGCAGCATGAAGACGCTGCAAGGCAAGGCAGGGGCGCAAGTTCAGAAGTGGGGTCAGGCCATCAGTGACGCCTGGTCTAACGTTCCCGCGGGAACCTCGATAGAACTAGGCCCGGTAATGAATAACCTCGATCAGTCATTGGATGATCTCTTTGTTACGACCTCACGCGGCAAGGCACCCAAAGGTCCGTTCGCAGAGCAGGCTGCACAAAATGTCGACAAACTCAAACAGACACTCTCGGATGTTGCCGAAGTCAACCCGGCAACGGGAGTTCCCGAAATCCCGGTAGATCGCTTGCGCGAAATGCGGCAATACTTCGATGACATCGCCGCGCAGGCTGGCCGCTATGACGGGAAGACGCTTGCAGAGAAGAGTATGGCTGAGGCTCACGGACGGGCCGCCGATGCGATCCGCGAAGAGCTGGCGCAGCAGTTTCCGGATATCGCGAAGATCAACAAGGAATACAACTTTTGGAAGAACGCCAGGCAAGTTGTCGATGAAACCGTGCTGCGGAGAGAAGGACAAGCCAAGCCGCTCGGGCGAAAGCTGGTATCGGCGGCTGCTGCTGCCGGGGGAGCTGCACAGTATGGTCCCCTTGGAGTGCTGCTAGGGAAGGCCGCTGGCGATCAGTTTGAAGCTCTGGTAACCGGCCCAGCGTGGGGAACGGTCAGCGCGGTACTCAAAGACCGGCTGGCCAATGCTATGGCTAAAGGGAACAGCGGAGAGATCGAGTTCTATCTGCGGAAGATCCTGGGGGCAGCAGGAGGAGCGAAAGCCACGGTCCCGGCATCACTGCAATTCAGCCCACCCGCTAAGGTTTCTTCCGCTCGTTGACGAGGCAATACTTCACGCCCAGGAGCAGCGGCGTCATGGCATACCAGACAATGCTCTTGATCTGCGCGTCAGACCGCGGCGAGGGATCGAAGATACACCACGCAAAGTAGGTCATCATCCAACAGAAGCTCACGGCTAGATAGACCTGCCGGGACCACTCCTGACTCAGGATAAGTTCTGACAGCCTCCACAGACAAAAGCCTAAGATCAGCGCCCCGAGCACGGCCCCGTTATCGAACAAGCCCATCCGATTCGCTATGTAGAGACAGACAGTCAGGAACAGCGGATACCAGATGTACTCGAGTATCCGCAGGACGATCCGCATTTACCAGGACCAGTCAGAACAGCATTTGGTGCTGAGAGACGGCAACGACGACCAGGATGGCATGGTGGAATACGTCGACCGCGGCGCCACGATGACCGGTGCGGTGGTGGTGTAGGGATTGGTTGCGCTGTAGGACGAATAGGGCGAGCCATACGTGCCGTACGGGTTGTTGATGGAGTTCTGGCTGTACGGGCTGCCGTACTTTCCGTAGGGGTTTGAGACGGAGTCCTGATCGTATGGATTAGCGGACAGTTTGCCGAGATATACGCCTTTGCCATCGTTGGAATAAAGGCGTGGTGCCTGCTGCGCGAACGCAGCGGCGGTTAGTAATATTGCCGAAATGAGGAGTCGCATGACTCCTATCGTGACAAGTGTGTCTACTCGTCGTCTATGGTCTTTTAGTACCCAAACCCCGCCGTTTCCCCATCCAAACACTCGCCTGATATCACTCCCCACATACCCCGCCGTCACACAGAAACACCCCTAGAACGCATCGCGTTGCCGATGAGTCCCAAACCCACGCGACCCGCAGGAGAATTGCGTCTTGGCTTATTTCTGTCCGTTCACGGGCACTTTGGCGCAGCCCTTATGGGCGCATAGCGTGTCGTCTCGCTCGAGATACCACTGACCTGGTTCGATGTCGAGCGCACAGAGCATGCAGTAGCGTTTGATCCGCACGCCGGCATGTTTCAAGTGGGCGTCCGCAAAGCTGGCTACGGTTTGCAGCCGGAGGAACCGCGTCAGTTTCTCGGCGTCGTCGCCATTCACAGGCTGGTCTTCAGGCAGGATTCGTGGGAACGGTGGCGGTAGCCGGCATCCCGGAACGTGTCGCCGGGACGGATCGGCATGCCGCACAACACGCACTCGGCGGGTCGGGTCAGGCGGGTGGCGCGTTTCACGGCGCCGGATTCGAGTTTGGTGCGGAGGAGCTGTTTGTGGAGGGCGCGGTACTGCTGGTAGGCCAGCTCCGCTTTCTTGTTGATCGGAATTACCATCTCTGCGCTTTCGCCCACTCGACCAGGTCGGCATCGACAGGTTTGCCGTGCCTCACGTCTGCGAGGATACAACGGACGGTCAGTTTCCGCCAGAAGATCCGCCGCTGTTCCTGCTCGTACTCACGGTGGCGTTGGGGTTGGATGGATTTGTTCATATTTTCACGCGTACGGCATAGGCCACGGAATCTCGCCGGCTTCCATGAGGTGGTAGCGGGCCTCGATGCGTTCAACTCCCAGCGACTCGACCAGGTACTCGGAGACAGCTTTCACGAACTCAGCTTCCGGCCGGCGCAGGTACTTCCGCTGAAGTTTCCGGATGTGTTGTGCATGCTCGCCGGTCAGCAGCGAGATCGCCGCCATGACACGGCACGGGTCGAGAAAGTAGTGCCCTACCTCCGGATCCATACCTTTCCCGTCCCCTCGCATACCTGACACGGGTACCTCCCCGCCGTCGAGTTCGTGATTCCCGTCTGGCAATACCTGCAATTTGTTTCCTGCCATTTCGCTATTACCTCCAGTGCGTAGAGTTGTTCTTTGTCCCCGAACCGGGGACGCTCGGCTAGGACTCGTAAGGCTGCGGCGACTTCAGGAGGGGTCATGGTTTGTCCTTCGCCGCAGTAGATCTTCGAGGTCCGTCTGATTCCGAATCCGGCGCAGTCGGTCTTCTTCGGGATCGACCGGGGGGATCTGTGGTTTTTGGGGAACCGCTTTTTGCAAGGCATCCTTGCGGATCCGGCGGACACTGAATAACGGCCGGCAGTATTTCCAGGCCCACTCGCCGTTCGGACAGTCGCAGGGCTGGTAACCGGTGGGCGTCTCCTTGAGGCCGGTCCCGGCGCAAACACTGCAACGCTGTTTCCAGCGGTCGTCGCTCACTGGGTTTCCGTTAGCTTCTTTAATCCGAGTTGGAGTTCAAGGTCGGCAAGGAGGCGCGCTGTTTCCTCCTCTGAACGCCGTTTGTTCTGGGCGAGCTGCTCGTTGAGTTCAGCTTCCGCCTCACGCAAGGAAGGGATTCGCTTTATCGGCTTCGGTGGAGGCGTGGGATCCGTAGCCGGAGGAGGAGCAGGAGGGGCGTCGCCAGGTATGCGCTTGAACGCATCGGAGGGAATCGGGAAAGGCTCCGGATCGCCAGAGCCTAGGAGCTTCGCTTCTTTCTTCCACTCTCGAAGCTTGCGTTCCTGCTCGAGGGTTTCGCGTTCGTAAAAGAGGCGCTCGGAAACAGAGGTCCGGAGCAAGAGGAACTCCGGCAGCGACCAGCGGCGCATCGTATCGCAGGCGATCCGTACCAGGCTTCTCAACTCGTCAGTGCCGAAGACATGGCGTTCGATCGAATCCTGGACTACGTCGAGTCCCAGGGGGTCTGTCGGGAAGTAGTCGATACTTGCCCCCATCACGGCCAGGGCTCGCGCTATATCTTTCGGAGTCGCCCTGGTCATGGCTTCCCCTCTTCCCGGGCAAAGACGCGCTCGAGGTGAGCCTTCATCGCGGCATCGGCTTTTTCTTTTTGTGTCGGCGGCCGTGCGGGAGCAAACTTACGGGCTGTAATGGGCTCTGTATCCCAAATCTGACTATTTAGGTATTTCAGCGGGTCCGTTACAAACGTGGGGTCATCCCACTTCTTCCCTTGGGACCGGATAGTGACGTCATCGATGATGCGCTGTTGCGTTTGGGGGGGGTAGCGAAAAAACGACTGACGACAGGCGGCAATGCGGGGTACGCTGACGGGCCGGCCGCAACCGTCCATGAGGAAACAGAAAACCTCAAAGAGTTTGTGCGCTGGGTCTTTGCTGACGACTACCGCTGTTACTGGTTCCGGTTGGGGTTTAGGGATAACTGCTGGAGGGGAGGGGGGGAAGTATTTGGGTTGTTCCGGTTCCTCTACACTACTAGTAGCTTTTACGCCCCCCTCTGTCCCGCCGTATATATCTTCTAATTCTTCTAATTCTTCTTCAATAAGGATAGGCCCACTGAAAAGTGCATTTTCCGCTACCTGCTTGTAGCGACTTTGTAGCTCTGCCAGGTCTTTTTTATAGTCCTCGCTAAGGCTTTTCAGCCGTTCTACCGTTGTAGCGGAATTCGCTACATCCTGGCTTACATGTTCTGGGCTTTGGAGGATCTTACGGAGGAAAGGAGGGAGAAAAGTGTAAGCTAGATTGTAGCGAATTTTGCTACATGCTTGCTTACTCTTTGTCTCGGCGGCGAGCCGCTTTGGATCGAGAACAGGATACCAGACTTTTTCGGGATCGTGCTCCTCAAGACAACCTTGGCTGATCAGTTTGCGGATGGCTCGGGAGACATGGATGCGGTTATGGCCTGGAGTAAGCCCTAGGATCTGGAGTAGGTGCTTGACCCGCAGCGGGTATATCTGGCCCTTCTCGTCCGTTACCAGGCGCCCGAGGTCTTCCTTTCTGCCGCTTTCTTTACGCAGAAAGCAGCCCTCTCTAACGTCCGGGCCGCATGCGCTCGACAGGATCAGCGCCCAGTACACCCGGTCTGTCAAGCATGAGGCAGTAGCTATCTTGTGAAGTGCAAGCTCGCGGGATAGGACCGCGTAGGATTTAAAGTCATACTTTTTGCGGAGATCCACGTAACCGGGATCTGCTACGCTCTGCTGATTTTGTAAGATAACTGTCGTTCCCAACGCCAACACCCAATCCGGCGCAAACGCGCCACCGCAGCTAAAAACTTGCAGTTGAGGATTGACTGGCTGGAAACTTATGTGAGAATAAAGCCAGTACTAGCTCAACTGGTACGTCCTCCCTTCTTTGGGCTCGTAACTTGTCGCTGCTCTAATGTTTTCCAGGCACAGGCAGCAACGAGTTATTTTCCATCGGAGGGGGCCTTTCTAGACCCTGCTGAACTGGCCGCCGCCGGTCCGGATTCAAAGTCGACATCTTTGCATTAGCCACAGTTGACCCCATAGTTTGTTAACCTCCTAACGAACGTTGTAGCCTTTTGGGTACTTTTAGGCGATTCCCCTTCGGCTTTGGAATTGTGATCCTGAATGTTTGAGGCGTCCTCAAACGCTCATGGAATTTCATCAGCAACAACTCCCCCTGTTCGCGGATGCTTTCACAAACGAGAATCATCTGCTGCGGGAAAGTCTGCACTTTGCGGAATCGATCCGCGCGCCCCGTACCTTGCAGGGCTATTTGAGCGATTGGAAAACCTTTTGCCTGTGGTGTGCCAAGGAAGGGAGGGAAGCCCTTCCCGCCACCACCGACACCGCGAAGCTCTACATAACGGACTCGCTGCTTCACAACAAACGCGTCAGCACCCTGCGGCACCATGTCTGCGCGATCATCCATCACCACCGGTTGGCGGGATGTATCGAGCCTTCGCGCCGGGAGATTCTGACGATCCTCACCGGAGCACAAAGGATTCGGGGCGAACAGATGCGGGGCAAGGCGGCGATCACCGTCGAGCAGCTCCGGATGATGGTGTGGAGCATCGACCGCCCGGAGCCTGCGCGCACCCGCGACCAGGCCGTTCTGTTGGTCGGCTTTACGTCGGCTCTCCGGCGATCGAACCTCGCGACGTTCACACTCGAGGACGTGGACTTCCGGCCCCAGGGTTTTGTCATTCACATCCGGAAAGAGAAGCAGGACCAGACCGGGATCGGCCGCTATATCGGAGTCCCTAACGGCAAGCACGCAGACACTTGTCCCGTCCAAGCTTTGAGGGCTTGGCTGACCTACCGCGGCGTCACGCCGGGGCCGGTCTTCTGCGGAATGCGGGCGTCGAAAATCAACCACGCGAAACCTATCCACACGAACACGCTGGCAATGATTGTCAAGA